TTGAACATCAGTCTTACCTTTTTTAGCAACTCCGTCGGCTGATTTTGTATATGCCATGTTTAAACTCCTTAAGATATCGTTACTGTACCAACAAATGTCGTTGCCACCAAGTAGTTTGGTGTTAATCCTGCATCATTTAAACTAGCTCCGCCAACCGGTTGCCAGCCCCACTGAATGTCTCGTGAACCACCAGATAGATTGCCATTAGCATTCACACCAGAAGTTACATACGTTGTGTCCTTGCGTGGATTACGCAAAGCCTGTGGATCATCTACAGGAAACGTACCTAACATTAACTGCGGCTGATCCGGATCCCAACATTCAGGGCAAACTAACAACTCATACTTACGCTGCTTAATGATCTCAGTCTTAAGCTTTTTAAGTTTGTACTGCTGTCCACAACGATCACATTCAGCAATCGCTATCTTGCCGGATGCAAACCGATTACCCATTACGTGCTGCTTCCAATGTAATTAGGACGAGGAACAAACCTTACCGCAGCTTTCTCACGGTCTTCACCGGCTGCAATTTCAAAGGTTTCATCGTAAATCTGTTTGAGCATCTGAATGCGAGGCATCAAGTCCGGTGTCTTAATGGCAATGTGGTATGCCAGACCTGCCACCAAACATGGCAGGAAGCGGAAGTTCATGTCCGAGGTCTCCATACCAGCACCCGCATCCTGCACTCGCCTTAAGCGCCAGTACACGAATTGATAAGGGGTGCTGTTATCAGGCGTAGGCCACACAGTAACCGCAGGAAGCTGCGGGACGAAGACTGCTGTGCCATCTGCCTGAGCGGCGGCTGTCGTGTTGTTCTGACCACGGTACACACCACCAAGGGTATTCCCTGATATGTAGGTGTAGTAGATGTCTTCTGTGTTTAAACGGATGAATCCTGCTCCGGCTAACCCAACCACCGAGTTAAGCGTGATCGTTGTTGCCGTTGAGGTGATGGCTCCGTCCAAGACCGCAGTCGTTGGATTAGTTTGCCCAGAAAGACGCTGAATCCAAACTTGGATTGGTCTTGCTTGGCTGAGTTTGTTTGGAATGGTTGCATACGTAGAAACACTAATACGTGTGATGGTTAAATCAGCCTGCGTAGAGGAAGTATTTTGCCCTGTGCGGATGACATGCTCAAGCAGGTCAATGGTATCTGTAGGCAGAGCATATGTAGCCAGACCCGGAGTCAGGTTAATGATTCCCTGCTCCATAGTCCACATATTGATGCCTTTGTTCTGCCACTCAATGGTCATCAAGTTCATTGACCTACGTGCTGTACGCAAGTCATAACCTGAACGCATTTCCCGCCCAGCCCTCTCCCACGCTTCCTCGGCAATCTCCGTGAAGTCCATATTGAAGAGCGTTGAGCCGGTAGTGGTCATCTAAATCCTGCCGTTTTCTTTGCTATTGTTTTAGGTTGGGCTACAAACTGTTTGCCCGCCGCCTTGCCTGCGCGTTTGGCTTTGGTTGTAGCTGCGTACTCAGATGATGATAAAGACTTGATAGCCGCTTCGGGCAAATACCGCTCCCCCGTCTTGCTCGACGGTTTACCAGACTTAGTGCGCCATTTCTGGTCGCCCCAATCTTTAAGAGATTTTTGCGGTGCTTTCAATCTTTATACCCTCCACCTGCTTCTTTGTATTTTTTAGCTACAAGTTGAGCTTTACGAGCAGACCATTGACCCGCGCCAGTACCATGCGTTGCTGCGGCTTTTACTTGAGACACAATTCGCTTACGCAAATCTGGCTTTGTGTAGTTACCAGCAGCATTGACTTTACCGCCTTCAGCATACTGCGTGAAGTCAGTGTTGTCACGGCGAGCTTTACGCTTACCGCCGGGCATTTTACTGGGAGATATTGCCCCCATCCCACGGCTTGCCATCATTTTTTACCTGCCACTTTCTTTGCTGCTGACTCAACTGTTTCACCTTGGTTTACAAGATTAACAATTTTATTAAGCACTCTTTCATCTAAATCGTCCAAGCCGTGGCGTTGGGCTGCCATTACAAACTCATCACCATCAATAAAAGCGGCAGGAAGTTTTCCGCCACCAGCATAACGTGACTTCCTCATACCGCTAGGCATTTTGGATTTTGCAATAGCACCCATTCCTCGGCTTGCCATCATTTTGGACTACCTTTGGCTTTTTTGGCTAGAAACAATTTATCAACCATTTCTATCCGTTGAGGTTTAGTTGTCACTTTGTTAATAATATCCAGCCGCTTAGGTTTACTCGCGCCGTAAAACCCAGCCTTTTTTAAAGACTTAACCACGCTACCTGCTGGCTTTGCGGTCGCCATGTCAGCACTTCCCGCCACCATACATGGTGATCATTGTGCCCTTTGTTTTGCCTTTGGTGGCGCATCCATCAGCACGACTAGAAGCAGAAGACACTTTACCGCCTTTGGCGTAACCCATGTCGCTAATTTTCTTACGATCTTTAGCGTCTTTAGCGTCTTGAATAGATTCTTGCATCGCGTCAAAGTTTGCTGGCTTTTTAACACCACGAGTTTCACGTCGCATTTCAGCGTCGGCTTCGCGTTTATCTTGAGCATCTTTGTCAGTTTTACGATCCATAAGATAGTTTGTACCAACAGCAGTGCCTGCTAGAGCACCCTTCATACCAAGCATAGTGCCTAAGCCACCGCTACCACGGCTTTGATCGTAATCGTTTAAACTGCGCTTCATGATTAATCCTTAACAAATTTTGCCACGGGTCTTGCCTTTAGTGGCAATACCATCGGCACGGCGTGAAGCGGAAGAAACAGAGCCACCAGACTTCATGCCTTTAGCACGAGTTTTTAGTAGTGCTTCCTCTTCAGGACGACGACCACTTCTAATATTTTTAGGGTTAATAAGTCCTTCGTCGTCAAAACGAGGGCCACTTCTAATATTAGATGGATCAATAAGTTTAGGATTTTTTTCTTTACGGCGAGTTAAACCCTGCTGCTTATTCATGTAATCACGCAAGGACATGCCTGATTTCTCAAGCTCTTCCTTAGTCACTACTTTGTTTTTGCGAGGCGTAGGCATGGCAGCAGGAGGCGCTCCACTATTGTCGTCTTCAGGCATAGTGCCTGAGCCGGGTTCAATAAACTCGTAGTTATTGATGTTTGGCTTCATGTTTAAACCCCTTAGCAGGCTTTGCCGCCCTTGTTCATTTTAATCATTGTGCCTTTGGTTTTACCTTTGGAGGCAACACCATCACGGCTAGAAGAAGATTTAACTGAACCCATCTTAGATGGAGCCATGCCACCTTTGGAAAGCTTGGTCATTTCTGCGCCTTTGTGCAAACGACCTTCGTGCTTATTCACGGCCTTTTGCATCATGCCCTTGTCCATCTTGACATCTTTGTGAGCCATACCGCCTTTAGCCATCTTGCCTTTGCCGTCAGCAGCAAAGTCAGGAACCATTTTGCCGCCCTTGTTGACCATAGTCATACCACCGTCAGCATATCCACCCATGTTCATCTTTTTCATGTCGCCACCTTTAAAAAATTTACGGCCTTTATCAGCCTCTGAAAAATCTTTCCCCACGGACTGTGGGACTCCTGCTTTCTTGGCGAACGATGGGTTATGAGCCACCGCTTCCATGAAATTGTGTTGCTTCTTACTTGTGCTTGGCATTACAAATACCTGCCTTTTGTTTTGCCACGTTGTGCAATTCCATCGCCACGACGTGAGGCAGTGTTTGCCTTAGATTTTGTCGCAGATTTAACTTTGCCACCACGTTTAAACGCATTTATATCGTCATCTGCGTAGGTGCTGAGAGCTAATTTGTCATAGCCGCCATTAGATGATGAAAAACTGCGGTCTTCCACAGGGATTTCGCCCCTGTCTTGGAAATAACCTCTAGCAGTATCTTTGGCAAGACCGGCTACAAATCCTTTAGGATCTGCTACAGCAGAAACTGTGTCTTTTGGTAAATTTAAAGCCTCTTCAAGCTTGTTTGCTAAATAACTTTTAGCAGAACTAACTGGAGTCAGAAACGGCTCAACGTCTTTGGGTATTTCATAATCCAAAGCTTTGGCTCCGGCTTTAACGCCCCTACCAAGAAGATCAAGTGCAGCAAGTCCAGCCATGATTACTCACCCTTTTTGAATAAGTTGATCAATTTTTGCTTCAAGCTTATTAAAGCGTTGGTCAATGTGATTTGTAATTCTGTCAACTTCTGCTTGAGTAACGTTATCACGAGCAACCTCCTCACGGGTTTTGTTCAGCAGGATCGTGACACGAGCCAGTTCTCTGAACTTTTCATTCATCATGTAGCCAAGCAATCCCATCACTAAAGTTAGGATTGCTGACCATGCGGTGTTTAAATCTAACAATTCCAAGCCCTCAATGCTTTATTGATGCGTGAATCCGGATCGTTGGCTGTCTTTGCACTCGTTAGCTTCTTTTTCATGCCGCCCATCCTCGCACAGAAAGAATCGCGCCGGGAGCCGCCTTCTGGCTGGGGAGCTTTCAAGTTCATGCCTTGCGCTTTCGCGGAGGCCCGACCCTTGGCGTTCAAGCCGCCCTTCTCGGACTTGCCTTCTTTCCTCTGCCATGCTGGACTCTTAGCCATAATAAATCTGCACTGAATCAATATTGGTCATCAATGCATAAATACCATTGGAAGCTAATACGCCTTCACCCGGAATAATTGGTGCATTACTAAAAGTATCAGTGCCGTCTATTTCGTAAGTCATCAGCCACCGACCACCGCCACTTACATACGAAGCCGCAGTAGAAGTAATTGTTCCGGTGTTAATGTCTGTTAGCGTAAATGTATCCGCGCCTGTGCGAGTGATAGTGTAATTTCCATCAGTTGCTGATTGACTTGTATTGCTGTCAAAGTGAATACCAACAACAGCGCCTGTAGACAAGCCGTGAGCAGTCTTTGTCACCGTCACAGTTGTACCAGAGCGAGCATAAGTAACACTAGCCGTTACAGGTACAGAAGCGGTATCAAACAACACTAAAGTGCCATCCGTGCCAGAACCAAAAAACGAAATGCCTTTAACGCGATTTCGTCCAAGAACAAAAAAACCACTTTGGTTTAAATGCCCTTGCTTAACGTCTGTTTGCATCATAATCAATCTCCTTTAAAAACGGGGCCGAAGCCCCTTGGGTTGATTAGGAATCTGCAAATGGTGTAGCAACAGTGCCGGAACCAATAACGTTTCCAGTCACCATGTACTTGTCAGCAGCAATTGCCACGATTTGAATCCATGTGCCTGCAACGCCGCCGGTAGTTGTACCGTTTAAGTTGATGAAGTCATTGGAAGAACCGTTGGCAGAGAAGGCAACCACAGCACCAGAGGTGTCTGAGTCAATAGACATTACAGCGCCAACGTACAAATCGCTGGAACCAGAAGTTGTACCAATTTTCAAAGAGCTTGTGGAGATGGTAGTAGGAACCCAGATTGTGTAAACAACGCCTTCGTTGTTAGCTGTGCTTGGGTCTTGACCGGGGCCAGATGTAACAGAGTTAGTTGAAACGTTGATAGCTGGCAAAGTCAATGTCAGTGCAGCAGCCAAAGAACCACCAACAGAAATTATACGACCGCCATGAGCTTCAGGGCTTAATGTGGTGCTTGTTGTGATTTCAACAACAGCCGCTGGGCCTTGTTGATAAATGCCGCCCAATGAACGAACTGGGCCTTGAAACGTAGTACGTGCCATGATGTATTCCTTACATACAAGTTAAGTGCATCAGTCTGTATGTCGTCAGCCGGGACTGTCTAATGCACCGGATAAGCCCGGATTAATGTATTTATACCACTACGTTTAAACTAATGCAACAAAAAAGGGAGCCGAAGCTCCCCTTTTTTTTGATGCCTATTAAGCGCCGGGTGAACCAAACACGCCCAAAGGATCTGACACGCCGAAGCTGTAACGCTCACGAGCTTTGTAACGAACGTTACCTGTGTCAAAGTCACCGTCCATGCCTGTAGACATGGGGGTACGCACGAAGTGCTTCAAGCCGTTAGGCACATCTGTACACAGGAACCAAGCGTTGGTGTCTGTCAGATAGTGGTTAACGGTGTAGCCTTCAGGGATTGAGCCGTTGTTCTTCAATGCGTTGATGTCATTGTCGGCTGTAGAAACACGGAGTTCGGTTTCCAACAAACGAGTAGCAACGAACATCAAAGAAGGAGGAACAATCAACTTACGTGGCTTTGCAGCGATCAGCAAGCTACGCTCATCTGTCCAAGCAGCGATCTGAATAACAGCGTTTTCCAACGATGTTTCATTCAAGTCGGCAGCGGTAGATGGTGTATTGCTGTTAACGCCACCAGAAACCAAGGGGTGTGATGTTGAGAACAAAACTTGACCGTCACCATAAGTGGGGCCACCGGAAAAACCGTTGTTCAAGATCGCAGCAGCCTTGACCTGCTTGGTGTAAGCCATACCACGGGCCAAAGCCTTGGTATAACGTGAAGACAAAGAGTCATACAAGTTATCTTCCACAGCTTCCTCTGTGATGGAGAAGCCCATCGCAATGGTTTCGTGGGTGTAACGTGCAGTCCATGCTTCTTGTGCATTGTCATAAGCGATGGCAGAACCCTCGTTTTTGACTGGTGCTTGACCGAAGCCAGACAGTTTTGTCTCTTCTTCAAAAGAACGCTCAGAGGTTTCAGTTTCATAAATTTCTTTATGCTCTTCACCATATTTTGCGTACTCCAAAC